TGGAAGAAAGACACAAAATCACCGTCTAGGGTATATACAAGAATGAATATGCCTGAAGGTGCACACGGATTGCCGTGGGAGAAAGAAGCATATAACAAAACTAAATAATACGGGGTTTACACCGGGCGTGCAGTAGGAATTCGCTACCTTGAATTTTTTGTTGCCCAGCTCCCCTTTTTTTACATTATGGCATACGTACAAGATTCTTCGCCGTTTAAAAAACTTAAGAAGACAACAAAAGGAAAAGGTCGCCACTTCCTTAGTGCAAAAGAAGGCGCTGGTATGACAGAGGCTGGCCGTAAGGCATACAATCGTGAAACGGGTGGTAACCTAAAGGCACCTCAGCCCGGAGGCGGTAAGCGTCGCGATTCATACTGCGCTCGATCAAAGGGACAGATGGAGATGCACAACATCAACTGTTCAAAAACACCGGACAAACGCATTTGCGCAGCTCGTCGCAGATGGAAATGCTAATAAGAAATAAATATATATAATGGGACAATACAATCAACAACCAGACTTTGCTACAAAAGCATCTGCAGTTACACCAAGTAATACGTTTGGGCCAGCTCAAAAGCTAGACGGCTCAGCATTGTATGTAGGCGGTGGCGGCGACGTTTCGGTTATTATGAAGAATGTAGAAGGTGTAATTGGCAATACCGTTCGTTTTAGCAATGTACCTGACGGTTCGTTTCTACCTGTAATTGTAGATTATGTTGCTGCAACTGGGACTACAGCGACTTCAATTGTAGCGATTAAATAATATGATCGGGTTAGGCTTAGGTACAAATCGCATTTATAGAAGCGGAGGTGGTGGAGACACTTTTGACACAGATTATCAAGCGGTATTAGACCAAGCCTCATCTCTTGGATATACTGCACCAAGTGCTGCTCAACAAACCCTGCAGAATACACTTGTAACGGATTTGAAAACTGCGGGTATTTGGAGCAAGTTAGATGCTCTTTATGTTATGGCCAATGATGGTTCAAGAGAGTTTGGTCGTTTAAATTGGGCTTCTCCTTCAAACTTTGAATTGAGTGAATTACCATCTACTCCTACATTTACATTGAATGAAGGGTTTAGTGCTGGTAATGGACTTGATACTGGAATTAATATGGGTGTTGATACTACACAATTTAATCAATCTACTTTGAATGGTTCTTTTGGTGGTTGGTCTTATAATGTTAAAGTTGGCGGTGGCCCAGCACTTATGGGTGATGCTCTATTTGCAAACAACATTAGAGGAGGTTCATCTGATTATATTTTTGGTGATTTAAATGGTATAGGAACTTTATTCGCTGGATTGTATCATATGAATGCTGACGGAACTATTGGTGAGCAATTCATAAACGGAAGCCAAGTTGTTACAACTACGCTTGGGCCTTTGAATACATCAAATAATACGATGCATTTATTAAGTGAGGGTGGTGTTTCAAATTTCAGTTTGGATACTATTTCAATCGCCTTTATTGGTGGTGATTTAAGTGCAGAAGCAAGTGATTTGTACAATGCGTTTGCCGCTTATATGGCTGCTTTGTAATTATCTAAGAAAAAACGTAATTATAAATAAAAACAATTAAATTAAATTAGATGAAAAAAGTAACAGAAAAAGAACTAGAAACATTACAAACATTGGTTAATACAATCAATGAAGGGCAAGCAGCTATTGGAGGTATGGAAGTGCAGAAACAAGCTTTAATTAAAGAAGTTGAAAAGCTTATTGAGCAGCTTAAAGAAACACAATTAGACCTTGAAAAAACTTATGGTAATGTTACTGTTAATCTAAGCACTGGAGAGATTACCGATGCAGATAATCAGGAAGATTAGTATCGGTAAGGACTATAAAAATGACGCCATGCACTATTCTGTTGGACAGGAAGTGTATGGCGGTCATACCATAGTTAACATTATAGAAGAGGAAGACAAGTACTCTATCTATATTCAGAAAGAAGATAACGTGATGCCATGGAAAGACTTTAATAAGAACATGGCAGTATCTGTTGAATACGATCTTAATTGGTGATGCAAAGCATATTTAATTTCATCGTGTCTCCAAAGCACGGTAGGTCAACATCAAAAAAAGAAATTGACGGTAAGGAATTACTGTTAAACACAGAAGTACAAAATCACGAATACACCAGCAGATTAGGCATCGTCAGTAACGTGCCTTTAGCTGTAGAGACAGAGATACAGCCTGGTGATGAAGTAATTCTTCACCATAACGTATTTAGACGTTTTCGTGACATTAGAGGCAAAGAAAAGAACTCTAAGGCATATTATAAGGAAGACACATTCTTTGTGCAACCAGACCAGATTTACGCATACAAACGCGATGAAGAATGGCAAGCGCTTGACGGATATTGTTTTATCAAACCTATTAAAGCAAAAGAAAAGTCGCTCTCTTTACACAAAGAACAACCAGCAATAGGTATTATTAAATATGCTAGCGACGGTTTTAAATCAGGTGCACTCGTAGGCTTTAAGCCTGGTATGGAATATGAATTTAATATAGAGGGTCAGCGATTGTATCGTGTGCCCGTCAATCAAATCACAATCGAGTATGAATATCAAGGAGATGAAGAGGAGTATAATCCTCTCGGGGTACAAGGCTGTTGATGAATTAATCAAAGTCGCTGAAGAGAAAATCATCACCAATACAGAAGATGATGTATCGGCCGACCGTTTAAAGAACGCTGCCGCTACAAAGAAGCTCGCGATATTCGATGCATTTGAAATATTAAATAGAATACAAGAAGAAGAACGCATACTTGAAAACCGCCCAGCGGAAGACAAGAAAGAAGCGTTTAAAGGTTTTGCAGAAAAAAGGTCTAAATAATGTACGAACAGAGTTTAGTTAAAACCGTAGAACCTGTAAAGCTTACTACGATACATCGGTACAATAAAGGCAAGAAGTGGCAATACGGCTATAATAAAGAGCAAGACCTTATTGTAATTAGCAGAACAGGAGAGATTGGTGAAATTATTCAAATACAGAATCTCACTATTGCTTTACCGCCAGCACCTAAAGATTTAAAGAAAGGTGCAAACAAATGGACGGTAGCCGAGTATCCAAAAGAATTAAAGAATGTTAAAACTATATTCGATTGGAAAAACCTTCCTGAAGAATTTAAAAGCAAGTGGGAAGGCTATATTGATGAGGAATTCAACCGACGTGACAATGGCTATTGGTTTTATAATAAGGGCGTTCCTACTTATATTACTGGCACTCATTACATGTACTTGCAGTGGAGCAAGATTGATGTCGGTAACCCAGACTACCGCGAAGCAAACAGACTCTTCTTCATATTTTGGGAAGCCTGTAAAGCTGATACCAGATGCTACGGAATGTGCTATCTTAAAAACAGACGGAGTGGATTCTCGTTTATGGCATCAGGAGAAACCGTTAACCAAGCAACCATCTCAAGTGATGCACGATTCGGTATCCTATCTAAATCAGGTAGTGATGCTAAAAAAATGTTTACCGACAAAGTCGTTCCCATATCCCTCAACTACCCGTTTTTCTTCCGCCCAATACAAGATGGTATGGACCGACCGAAAACCGAACTTGCGTATCGTGTTCCGGCATCTAAGCTAACACGTAAGTCTATTCAAGGCAATGAGCAGCGCGAGCAGCTAGAAGGTCTTGATACTACGATTGACTGGAAGAATACTGGTGACAACTCGTACGATGGTGAAAAGCTAAAGCTACTTATACACGATGAAAGTGGTAAGTGGGAAAGACCAGATAATATTTTGAACAACTGGCGTGTAACAAAAACTTGTTTGCGTCTTGGTTCTCGTATTATCGGTAAGTGTATGATGGGAAGTACATCGAATTCATTAGATAAAGGTGGTGACAACTTTAAAAAGTTATATTTAGACTCGGATGTAACTAAACGAAATGCCAACGGACAAACAAGATCAGGATTGTACAGTCTTTTTATTCCAATGGAGTGGAATTACGAAGGATTCATTGATGAGTACGGCATTCCGGTCTTTAATACACCCACGGAACCTGTTTACGGACCACATGGCGACCTTATAGAAGTTGGGGTTATAGATTACTGGGAGAACGAAGTTGAAGGTCTTAAAAGCGACCAGGACGGTTTGAACGAATACTACCGCCAGTTCCCACGTACCACAGACCACGCGTTTAGGGATGAAAGTAAAAATAGTATTTTTAACCTAACTAAAATCTACGAGCAAATTGATTATAATGCCGACTTGCGTAATACTAATACTGTAACACGCGGTAGTTTTCAATGGGAGAACGGTGTTCAAGATACCAAAGTAGTATTTATGCCAAACCCAAACGGCCGATTTAATGTGTCGTGGATACCAGGTTTAAACCTACAAAACAAGTACATAGTAAAGAACGGTATTAAATATCCAGGTAATGAGCACGTTGGTGCTTTTGGCTGTGATAGTTACGATATTTCAGGAACGACAGATGGCAGGGGCTCTAAAGGCGCACTACACGGACTTACCAAGTTTACAATGGAAGATGCGCCACCTAGTACATTCTTTTTAGAATACATTGCTAGGCCTCAAACAGCTGAGATATTCTTCGAAGACGTGCTTATGGCGTGTGTCTTTTACGGAATGCCCATACTTGCCGAGAATAACAAACCTAGGTTGCTGTATCACTTTAAAAGGAGAGGATACCGCGGTTATTCAATGAACCGACCTGACAGATTATGGAATAAGCTTTCCGTAACTGAAAAGGAGATAGGTGGAATTCCTAACTCAAGCATGGATATGAAGCAAGCACATGCTGCTGCAATTGAAATGTACATTGAAAACCACGTAGGTCTTATAGAAGAAGGCAACTACGGTACTATGTATTTTAACGATACACTAAACGACTGGTCTAAGTTTGATATAAATAATCGAACAAAATATGATGCCTCTATCAGCTCCGGTCTTGCTATTATGGCGTGTCATAAAGACTTGTACAAACCCGTAGGGGAACAACAGAAAACAAAACTAAACCTAAAGATTGCTAGATACAGTCAGGACGGTTACACTTCAAAAATAATAAAATGACAATATGGCTAATGCAGTTGTAAGTAACTTTTTCCCAAGTCAGGTAGCTAGCGACCAAGAAAAAATGTCGCCAGAATATGGCTTACAGGTAGGCCGTGCCATTCAAAACGAATGGTTTACTGGCAACCAAGGGAGCGTAAGGTTTAGAAGTAATCAAGACAGCTTCCATAGCCTACGTTTGTATGCAAGAGGCGAGCAGCCAATTCAAAAGTACAAAGACGAGCTTTCAATTAATGGTGACCTATCATATTTGAATCTTGATTGGAAGCCTGTACCTATATTGTCTAAGTTCGTCGATATTGTTGTTAATGGTATCGCGGATAGAACATTTGATATTAAAGCATTCTCTCAGGACCCATACGGCGTTGAAAAGCGTACGGCTTATATGGATTCTATTATTAGAGACATGCAAACTAAAGAGCTTAACGATTACGCGGCAGAAGCATTTGGCATTAATCTTTACGAGAACGATCCAGCAGCTTTACCGGAATCTAAAGAAGAGCTCGAGCTACACATGCAACTTAGCTACAAGCAAGGAATTGAAATTGCTGAAGAGGTTGCAATAAACACATTGTTAGATGGTAATAACTACGACCTTATTAAAAGACGTATCTATTATGATTTAACAACTATTGGTATTGGTGCTGTAAAAAATACATTCTCAGAATCTGAAGGTGTATTAGTTGAGTACGTTGATCCAGCAAACCTAGTATACTCTTATACAGAATCGCCATACTTCGAAGACATTTATTATGTTGGTGAAGTTAAAACTATTCCTTTAAGTGAATTAAAGAAGCGCTACCCTAATCTTACACAAGAAGACCTTGACAAGATTAAAGGCGAAGGTTCACAAAACCTAATGGGTGGATGGAATAGAAGTGAGATAAACGATAACTACTACGATTCAAATACCGTTCAAGTATTGTACTTCAACTACAAGACATACATGAACGAAGTATATAAGATTAAAGAAACAGCCACAGGCGCTGAAAAAGTAATCTTACGTGACGACCAATTTAATCCGCCAGCCGATGCTGAAGGATTTGCTAAAGCATCTCGCTCATTAGAAGTACTTTACGAAGGTGCGATGGTTCTTGGCACGAGTACATTGCTAGAATGGGGTATCGCCGAGAATATGATGCGTCCTAAGAGTGACTATAATAAAGTAAAAATGAATTACAGCATTGTAGCACCTAGAATGTATAAAGGTCGTATCGAATCTATCGTAAGCCGTTGTACTGGCTTTGCTGATATGGTTCAGCTTACACACTTAAAGATGCAGCAAGTATTAGCTAAGATGATGCCTGATGGGGTATACATGGATGCTGATGGTCTTGCTGAAATTGATTTAGGTAATGGCACTAACTACAACCCGCAAGAAGCGCTTAACATGTTCTTCCAAACGGGTTCTGTTATTGGCCGCTCATTTACACAAGAGGGTGATATGAACCCTGGCAAAGTGCCTATTCAGCCATTACAGACTGGTGCGGGTGGTCAGAAGCTACAAACTCTTATTCAGACATATAACTATTACTTGCAGATGATTCGTGACGTTACGGGTCTTAATGAAGCTCGTGATGGTTCTACACCTGATTCAAGAGCATTAGTTGGTGTACAGAAACTTGCAGCAGCAAATTCAAATACAGCTACTCGCCACATCTTAGATTCAGGATTGTTCTTAACAGCAGACGTTGCAGAATCTTTGTCACTAAGAATATCTGATATATTAGAGTACAGCCCATCACGCGAAGCATTCATCCAAAAGATTGGTGGATTCAATGTAGCTACGTTAAGCGAATTAACTGAGCTGCACCTGTACGACTTTGGTATTATGCTTGAGTTGTCACCGGATGACGAAGAAAAAGGCATGCTCGAAAACAATATTCAAACAGCTTTATCGGCTGGGCTTATTGATTTAGAAGACGCAATAGATATCCGTGAAGTTAAAAACCTTAAGCTAGCTAATCAATTATTGAAGCTACGCCGTAAGAAGAAACTTGAGCGCGATCAGATGATGCAGCAGCAGAACATTCAAGCACAAGCGCAAGCAAATGCACAAGCACAACAAGTTGCAGCACAAGCTGAAGTACAAAAAGACCAAGCGTTGTTCCAAACTAAAGCACAGCTAGAGCAGCTTAAAGGACAGCTTGAACAACAAAAAATGCAACAAGAAGTTGCTGCCAAGAAAGAGTTGATGGCATTGGAATTCCAATACAACATGCAACTTAAAGGTATTGAGGTTGATGGGCAGAAGCAAAAAGAAGCACAGAAAGAAGACCGTAAGGACAAAAGAACTAAGCTTCAAGCTACCCAACAAAGTGAATTGATTGAGCAAAGACAGAATCAATCAGGTCCAAAAAACTTTGAATCCTCTGGAAATGATATACTTGGCGGTGGTTTCGGTTTAGGTACGTTTGAACCTAAGTAATAATAAATACATATAATTATATAATATCTTATCATGAGTGAAGAAACTACTAACCCGGTGGCTAGCGTCGATGACGACGGTACCATCAAATTAGACTTACGACAAAATGCCGTTCAAGAGCAAAGCACAGATGAGGTTCCTGTACGCGACGAATCCGAAGTTAGCGAAGGAATACCAGAGCAAGACGTCGAAGAGTCAGTTGCAGAACCTACCCGAGAAGAAGAGGTCAGCGTTCAAGATGAGCAACCTGTTCAAGAAGAAGTAGAGCAACCAGTACTTCGTGAAATTACAGACGAAGAGGTTGAAGAAGTAACAGATGAGTTACAAGAAGAGGTTGCGGAAGCAATTGCTGAATCAGCCGTAACAGGTGTAGAACTACCGGAAAACATTCAAAAGGTTGTAGACTTTATGAATGAAACAGGCGGAAGTCTTGAAGACTATGTTCGCCTTAATACAGATTACGCATCGTTAAACGAGGACCAGCTGCTTCGCGAATACTACCAAAACACCAATCCGCATTTAGATGCTGATGACATCGATTTTATGTTAG